CTATTGATATATCTAGTCCAGCAGTAGAAGTTATATTCTTTCCATTAACATCTAAATTACCACCAAGCTGTGGGGATGTGTCTTCTACTACATTTTCAAGACCTGCATCATCACCCGTATTAGTACCCGCGTAACTTGCGGCAATCAGCCAAGCACCCGGACCCGTAACGGGTTTTATAATATCGGGTGAGTTTGTAACCGCCACAGAAGAAGCATCAAAAACATGTTCATATATTGTCGTTCCATTGTTGGTCTTTGCGATTGACCCGTCTGTTATGGTTGTGGTGTTAAGATTATTAAGAGCGCCATCGACTCCGCCCGTTAATGCGTTTCCCTGTACTACATATTTTTCAGCCATTTGATACCTCTTTTATTGTTTCCCTTAACACACCGTTTCTCAGTGAGTAATCTATTTCATTGATTAAGTCTGGGCCACCGTTTCCGTGACCATTCACATTTATTTCTATATTTATTTCTTTTGGTGGATCAGCGTTCTCAAGCAACTCAACGATCTTAGCTGTTGAAGCTGCTGTGTCCATTGTTGCAATTCCAATATTATCAAGAATCTGGACTGAATCTCGGAGAGAATTTTGGATATTGCTTAACCCCTCAACCGCTTCAGTCTGTATTTCTACAAGCCTTGTGTCGGCAACTGACATTTCATTTAAGGCTGAGTCTTGTATCATTCTTAACTCTGCTTTTACAAGATCAAAAACCCTCTGATAATCGCTAGATGGGCGCTGATAAGCCTCTTGCCCTAATCTAAGGTAACTATCAAGAGCAGTTGCAAGCTGAGACTGATACCCCGCCTGCTCAAGTCCTGTAGTTGATCCTGCAAGTTCCTTTAATCCACCTGCTCCAAAAATAGCTTCATACTGTATGCCAAGCCGCTCAATTATATCAATAGGATTATCAGAAGAAGTCTGCATACCAAGGAGCTGAGAAGAAATAGAATCATAAACATTTTCAAAAGCACTTTTTATGCTTTCTATTTCTGATTTTTCTAACTGATACCGCTCTAAGATTAAAGACCTAAGTTCCTGGGCCTTTGTTAAATAATCTTCATCGGTATAATTTGTTTGAAGGGGATCGTTAAAAACTTCTGTCGCAAGTCTTATCTGTGAACCTAAATCAGTTGTTCCTAAAATTGATTTGATATCAGCATCAATGCCGTTTGCTAAATCGGTAAATGGTTTAGCAAAAGCAGTCCTCATGTCAGCAATAACCTTGTCCGTGTTCTCAATGATTGCAGCTTGCCAACCTTCTGGAAGTTCTTTTCCGGCCTCTTCGAGTGCCTTACCAAAATCAATTAACTTTTCCTGGTAGTTTTGGAGCGATTCTATTTGATCTGAAATTCCCATACCACCGGACGGAGCAAGCGCCCCTGCAAAATCACCCATCGTTACAGGGTTCATTGCATCAAGCCATTCTTGGACTGACCCTGTGGGTGATTCCTGTTCTTCTGTACCACCACCAAATCCCTCAGCCCAATTACTGAACATCTCTGATAATTTAGGGAATTTACTAAACTTATCAGCTAGGTCATTAAAGATATCAGCTAAATCATTTCCTATATTCTTTATAAAATCTAACCCACCAAATAAAATATCAAAACCGGCTTTTATAACTATTAACCATCTTCCGATTGCACCAAAGCCAGCAGCAAGTTTAATAAAACTAAGGCTCTCAAGAGCAAATGCTAAATCATTAACATCGCTTATCATTGTTGTCATATATGCAGATATCTCAAGCCACGTTGCATCACCGTTTAAGATTGAGTCTATAATGCCTTTACCGCTTTCGTATATACTATCACCCGCGCCGACAATAGAAGAAATAGAATCAAGAGCTGCGGCAACGTCATACATCCCATCGACATACTTCGCAATTTCTGTTCCGGCAATCTCAACACCAAGCCGTTCAAATAAATCGCCTGTCTGTTCGAGTAATCCTTCAAGTTCTCCTAATGTATCCCTTAAATTATCAGCCTGGTCAGCGAACCATTCAGAACTAAAAGCAGCGGCGGCAGCTTCTTGCGTGAAAAGCTGAAACTGTGTATCAAGCAACCCCATCGTTGCATAAAGATTAAGCATTTCCATATTTACTTCTGTTGTGCTGTCACGGATAAAGGCAAGCTCGGATTCCATTAAACCCATGTTTGAGTTATAGATTTGAGTCTTGATAGCTAAGTTGTTTTCCTGCTCTGCTAAATCGCTCATAGCGACGGCTGACTCTCGCAATAAATCACGTGCAAAAGTTAAAGAACCTGTTAATGCCGGGATAGAATCATCAGTTAATAGTCTTAATGACTCCGCATATTTTATTGTTAGTTTTTCCTGTTCTGACATATCAAGTAAATCAAGCTGACTTGAGTAATCAGAAATATTAATTGCACCCTCATGGAAAGCGTTTGAAATATCTTTAAGCTGTAAAGCGGTTGCGTTATCTGATAGCTGTTGAAACATTAAAACAGCGGCTTCGCCCTCTTCTGTTAATCCCCTCGCAGAAGTAGCCATATTGTCGATTGTTTTTGCTGTGTTTTTACCTGCCAGAACAGCTTCGAGTGATGCACCGCCGACATCTCCTACAATCTTTTGATACTCTTCTAAGCTTTTACCGGTTGCTTTTAATAGGGCGTTCATATTATCGCCCTTAACATTCATATATTTTCCGACTGAATAAATATCCTTCTCACCGCCGAACCTGCCACTAATGCCCTGACCACCGACCGTTGAGCCGAGGAAGTCTTCAACACCGCCAAACTCATTAATGTCAAAAGGTTCATCTTCTGAGCCAAAAGACATTTTTTCCAAAAGCCTCATGTACCGCTCGCCCCTGTGGACACGGTGCAATTTTCTTGCGGCTGAAAGCTTACCTGCATAACCTATTGCAGCACCGATAATTGCACCGATAATAATACCCACCGGCCCACCTACCGCGCTCATAGAAGCCACACCAAGCGCAGAACCTGCCGCGCCCGTACCAACAGCAGCGCCCGCCCCTGATAATGCACCTGACACAGGAGAACCTGACCCGTAAGCTGAATACATACCATAACCACCGGCAATTGCGCCTGCTCCACCTAATAACGCCCCGCCTGTCCCGTTCATAAAGTTTGCAAACCCGGCCTGAGAATCCATTGAAAAACCAAGCTTATCCATCCCCGCTAATATTGGTACACTCGCTGACTGTCCTGTTAATGCAGGAGCTCCAAGACCACCTGAGAACAAACCCTTTATCCCACTTAATGCTTTTGCCCCCGTGCCTATTCCGAAGCTGTCACCCCCAAGCCCAGGAATAATTGAAGCCATACCACTAACACCCGGGATAGACCTTAAAACCGATCCGGTTATAGAAGTAAGAACGGTTGAGCCGATTGTGGCGGCTAAGTTCTTCATTTTACCTATTATCATATCGGTAAAAGAACCTGTGCTGTCAACCATCTGCATTAGAGCGTCTTTATAGAAATCTGACATACCTGAGAAAGTTTGCTGTGAACTGTCTTCAACTTCTTGATTTGTATCCTGTACAGCATTACCCCAAAACTCATAACCGTCTATCATGTCACGGTGTTGTTTTACTACACGCTCACCACCGTTTATAATGTCGTCAAATGTTAATTTAAATGTATCTTTTGTTCCAGAAGTAGCGGTTTTTACTGACCCTAAAGCCTTAGCTAAAATTTCAGCATCATTTGTAAATTGGCTTAAAAAATCACTTATGTTGTTTTCTTTAATTTCCAAATAAAGCAAGTGATAATCTGAGGCTAAATCTTTAACGATGCCCTCTTCTTTTAACATTGCCTCAATGATTAATTTATGTGATTCAAGCTGCCTGTCTTTTTCTGTGTTTAAATCCTCTATAGTTTTCTTAAGCGTTTCATGTGGCTGAATGCTTTTTTTAACTTCCGCTGAATAGGCTTTTATTTTATCTGCCATCCCATCCATAAATGGGAGCAAATCAATATTTGACGAAACGATATCAAGAAATTCAGTAAACAAAATTTTCATTCCGTTTATTGTTTTTGTCCAACCGATAGATATACCGGCCCACGCAATTAGAGCGCCTGACTTTAGATGAATCCAACCCTTCATTATCCCGTCAACAAAGGCTAACCCTGCAAGCCTTGCCGTTTCAAAATTGTCGGACAACCATGATCCAATTTGCCAGCCTGTAAAAGCTGCTCCAAGGACTCCGACAAGAGTTACAACACTTGTTAATGCTACAGATGTCCCCCAAAGCATAGTGTTCATTGCCAAAAGCGATGTAGATGCCTTTGCTAAAACACCGGGGGCTAAACTCCAAGCCAACATAAATATTGACGACTGCTGAACTACAGCAATCATGGCTACTTTAATTGAGGCTAAAACAAAAGGATATGCGAAAAGAGCACCATATAAAGCACCATTTACAGCAACAATTTTAGCAAGCCTTGAAAGTGTTGATGTAAAAAATTCAACATTGTCAGCTGCATTTTTTATAGACTCTGAAAAATTATCAACTAATTTTTTAACATCTGCCCCAAAGGTTGCGGCCATTTTAATTTGTAATTTACCGAAATTAGCTATTAGACTATCAAAAGAAGCCTGGATTGTTTCTTTCCAAGCTTCCCATGCTTTCTGTTGGGCACCTGTTTTTTTGGTCATCTCAACTAAAGAATCGGAATATGTTTTCCAGTTCTTTGCACCCAAAGCAGAAATACCCATCAAAGCCTCTGAAGATTCAAAGACTTTGCCAAGTCCTATACCTAAAGAACCTGCCTGCTCTTTAACAAGCTTTAAAGCGCCTGCAAGACCATTCATTTCAACCAACTGTTTACCGGAAGATACATTTAGCGCGTCAAATATTTTAAGCATGTTCTCTTGTGGCTTGAACAATCCGAAAAGGATCATCTTGTATTGTGTTGCGGCTATAGAAGTAGAACCGGCTGTTTTTGAAAGTGTGGCAAGTGAAGCACCCATCTCGTCGGTACTTACTTTTAAATCAGCAGATACTTTTGCAAGACCACCAATAACCGGTATTAATTCAAGAACAGAAGTTTGACCCTCTTTTTCAATCGTATAAAGTAAATCAGCGGCTTCGGCGGTTGTTTTAATTTGACCCTCATAACCTGCCATTAATTTTGTTAAACCTTTAATGGCTTCTGCCTGATTAATATGTGCTGATTTTGCCAACTGTGATGCGGTTGTTAGGGTTTCAAGAGATTTTATGGGATCGGTTACACCTGCTGATATAACCTGATAATAGCCTTTCATTAAATCAGTAGAAGTTCCAAGTGCTGAATCCATACTTAGAACTTCTGATCTGATTAAACCTAAGCTTCTGGTTGTGACTTTTGCCATATCAACGGTTGCAGTCTCAAAATCTTTAAAAGCAACTATTGAGTCTTTTACTAATTTACCAAGAACAGCAGCACCAAGCACACTACCTGCAACCAAACCAAGTTGTTTAATAGCGCTTGACGTTTTGCCTATACTTTTTGATGTATCCTTGCCGAACTTATCTGTTTTTTTACCGGCCTTTTTCAAGTCCGAATTATATTTGGTTAACCCTGTGGCTTCGATTGATACAGATGCGGTTCCCAGTCTCATTTTTTGGCCCCTTTCTTGTTTCCTTCTTCTCGTTTTCTTTTTTCGCGCTGAAAACCGATAATCTGTTCTGAAAGGCTGAGAATTTTAGAAAGTATTTCTGCTTTATTAAAACACTTGAATCTGTCTAAAGCAATGTCAACCGCTTCCATTCTTAAGGATATTGCTTGACCATCTGCGCTCAATAAAAGCTGACTAGAACAATAAGAGTAAATATCAAACGTTACAGCATTTTCGATTATTAAACCCGGCTTACAGGTAGCACATGGAGCAACGCCGAAATTCTTTATTACCTTTTGTTCTTCTGTGTCCCACCTTGAGATCCTGAATGCGAGTCTGCACTTTTCACAGGGTTGCCGGTCAATACAGGACAGCCACCTTGCGAAGTCGGTAAGTTTTTTTCCTCTAGCTCCCGCTCTTTGTCAACTGCTTTATCAAGCTTATCGATCATATCTTTGAGTATGTCTGAGAACCCCTTTTCACATGCAATCTGAATTTTATTTGCCGTGTTACATTCCAGGGGTTTACCGTTCGGACCGTATACGTTTTCCCAATCGACAATACGCGCATCAACACCCTCATTCCTGATCATTATTTCATCAGGGACCATGTGGTTTTCTTGTTTGTTGTCGATAAAAACAAAACTTAATTTACGACATTTCGCGATAAGTTCCTGTTGCTTTCCCTCATTCAAATATCGTATTTTAATCCTTGTTCCGTCCGGGTCATTCGGTACATCAAACCACTCTTCTCTTTCCTTAAAAATTCTCATTTGGCTTTTACCTTTCTGGGTAAAATGGGGGGGGAGCTACCCCCCCGGCCCTCTTGCAAGAGCATTAATATTAGCCTAACTTACCACCATGTAATATGGTTGCTGCAATGCCGTCTTCGGTAGTTAAACTACCCTCCGAAGCAAGTGTTAAAGTGCCGGCTGCTACTGTGGTTATTGTGGTCAAAACTGAGTCGTTGCTTGTTGAACCCTCAATCAGTAAAGACTGTCCGTCAATAAAACCATCTGTTACAAAACCGCTGTTTGAGTCTGTGATCGTGTCCGCAGTTCCTGAACCCATAACAAAAGCAAGATCAGCGCCATTAACCGGGGTCGTTACAGACGAGCTAAGCGTCTCAGAATGAGCAATAAAGATTGCAGGTAAACCATTAAGGATAAGCTTACCATTATGAGGTATAACCCCGTTTGAATCCGCTGTGTCCTTGTTAAGTTCTGCAACCTGGAAAGCCGCTCCGGTGTCGTTTGCATAATCAACCGTCAGAAAGTCATTGTAGTTGAGATACACCCGGCAATCTGTAAACTTGGTGTTCGCAATAAAATATGTGAACAACTGGTCATATCCGTTTGTGTCCTGCTTGTTGTAGGTTCCGCTGAAAGTGATATCACCTAATGTCCCGCCGGTTGCAAACTGTCTGGAAATATATTCCCTGAAAACTTTGACAGTTACGATCTCACGTGAAACACCCGGTAAACCTATATTGTCAAGGCCTGCTACTGTTCCCTGACTAACACTACCATACTGAAGGATTATCGCCATATCCTCAGCAGTCAAATAATCCGCACTATTTAAAGCCATCTTTAATTCTCCTGAATAAGTGTTCTAAAATCAATTACGGAAGTCCAAAAATCCGCTTCCCTGTACGCCGGAACGATGCTTTCCCTGAAAAGCTTCACTCCTGTAAAACCTGTTACTGTTAATGCTTTTTTGTGAAACAAATCAAAGGCTTTTTTAACCATCTGATCTGCTTCGCTTGGATCAACGCTATCAGAATAGACTTTTACCTGAACCAAGGCTCTTTCAAGACTTGTCCTGAACTTGTCTTCTCCTGCTATCGTTATAATCCGATATGTTGCGTAAGGCTTTGTCGGTACATCGTCTATCAAAAATCCTTCTGGTAAAAATCTGCCAGCGGTAATCCCTGAACCACCAATGGCAGAATTGAAGGTATTGTCTGTAACTGCTAATGCGTATATTGAATTTGCTAAAGCGTCTGCACTCATAATTTATTACTGTTAAAAATTCGTTTTATGTTTGATTCGTTGTCGAATAATGCCGGTCTTAAAAATGGCTGCGCCGGGTAGCTTGGGTTTTCCGTTCCGAGTTCTACGTGTGGAGCATAATCAACATTTGTATAAACTAACCCTGCGAAAGCTTCTGTAAGCGAGTCTATTGAGTTTCTAAGTCTACCCGTATCAACAGGTGAATTCATAACGGCATCACCTAAAACTAGAAGAGTTGCCCTGCGTATATTTTTACTTACTTCTGATTCGGTCTTTTTAAATACCTGCTGACCGTTCCATTCAATTTTGGTTGTGGTCTTCGCCATTATTCAACCTGCCTTACCTGTAGAAAATAGACATTGTTTGACGGGTCAATTCTTGGATTAATTATTTTATAAACGTTACTGTCGTCTAATGTCATTTGATCTGATTTCTTTGGTGTTACTGACAACGCTGTGAAAAGTCTTTTTTCGATTATTACTTTACGATCACCGGGTGCAATTAAACCACCGCTACTCATTATTTCATTGTTGTTATAAGCAACAATGGTTGCTTCAATGGTTTTGTCTGTATATGTTACAGCAGGTATTCCCCTTGTGCTTACCGTACCATCAACAGACACGTGATATGTAATGTTGACTTTAATATCACCTATACCTTTCATGCCCGCCTTAACTGAATTTTGTATAACATTCCTTAAACCCATTAAGCCCTCACAACCGGGATATTCAAACCGCCCGGTGTATATGTTATATATGACCTTATGTAATTTAATGCGCTTCGTGAGAACATGCCCACACGGTCGGTCTTGTCAAAAACAATCTCAATAACATCAACTTGAATTTCAGATATGCCTTTAGTGTCCGGGTCGGCTTGCCTATCACCTGCATAAATCGCCCACGCCTGCTCGTAACATGCATATTTCTGGACATCGTAAGCATCTGTGTAATCATCTTCATCAATGGTAATAGTCCAACTCAAGCCAAAGGTAAGCATTTTAGTTGATTCGATTAACAGCCTTGACTTGTTTGCTTCTGTTATTACATCCCAAAGAGCATAACGGTTATATTGTGTGTTAAAATAAGCGTCCGCTTCTGCGTTTGTTGCAAACGAATTTGTTATTCCTGCTACTGGGTCAGCCATTAGTTAGCCTTAATATAGTTTTCAACATCTTTACCTATTAAACTTCTGAGCATTTTTGCATCTTTATCAGGTCTGAAATAAGTTGTGTCTGCTTTTACGTGACCCAAAGTATGACCTTTTCTTCCTGCAACGCCTTTGATACCAACGCACAAGTTATCCGCTTCGCTGTAAGGATTCTTTGTTCCCTGATAATTAGACCACAAGAATAAATCAACAGAACCTGCGTCAATTGTTACCCTGTCAGCTTTATTAGTAATAAAATCAGGACTGTTATTACATACCTTTTTAAGCGTTTCAAATACATTCGATTTAAATGCCGTTAAACACATGGCAGGTCTGTTTGTTTTCGTGACCCGATGATAAGATTTTTGTATTAAATTCCAATAAAAAAACGTATTCTGTCCGACTAAATCAGACGATTCTAAATGCTTTAAGGACACCGCAAAATAATCTTCGCGATACCAGTCATCATCTTCAACAATAACCACCGTGTCGGTTTTAACGTGTTTTAAGGCCTCTAACATATTAAGCCTTAACGTGTGTATAGGATCTGTTTTAAGTCGCTTCCTGCGGTAATATTCAAAGCCTGATCGTTCTTTTTTGGGTAACACCCTCTTGCCATCATCAACAACAATCCATTGTTCGGGTTGTACTGTCTGTCTTGCCATGTATCGTTTACACAGCTTGAAAGCTTCCGGCCTGTCGCCCGTTAAAGTAATGACTGTAAAGGGCAGTTTTATTCCTTCTGGTTTTACGAATTCAGTCTCAATTCCTTTAATGTGCAGGGGTATTTGGATTTTCTGGCCCTTTAGATGCTCAAGTCTTTCGGGTATAGAATGAAGTTCGCCAAGTCTGCCATCTTCGGGGTAGTCGTTAATGTTGTCAGTATAAGAGTCAAAACACATAAATATAATCTTATTACATCCTGCAAATTTAACGAATTCAATCGCCGCAATCACAGAGCAACAATTCCCAGACAGAACAGAAACACCGTTATTTTTTAAACCGTAATCTTTTTTTAAATCAAATATATATTTCTTTGGGTGATCTGAAAACCAGTCTTTGCTTCCCTTTTTGTGCAGTAACAACGGTGCTGATTCAGGTTTAACCATACATTCGGGTTTACCGTCTTTCTGCTGTGAAATAACATTAAAGGAAGAGGTCAGGTCAAGAGATTCGGCTATAATAATAGCTTCGTTAAGGGGTACTATTAACCCGCCCTCGTCGCTGAAATCTTCTTTTGATAAGTATTTAAGTGACGGCCCTTTTCCTATGATATAAGCCGTCTGACCCTCAAACTTCCCTTTAAGTTCTTGAACAGATTCTGTTACACCTTCTTTAATCGGATTGTCACCTTTAATTATATCAGTGTAAAATTTAAGGGCTGTTCCGTCTTTAATTTCTTTTTCTGTCCACACCGCATAACAAAGCCGTGAAAAGTAACTTATCAGTTTTGCATCTGAACACATAATAGGGTTGTCAATATCAAGTGTTGTGTTTGCTATATTTGCCGCCATGTTTCCAGGTGAACAAAACACCGGGATGCCTTTTAACAATGCCTGATTTGCAGAGTTTGACGTGTGGCATATAACACAATAGGCCCCGGCTAATGCTTCATCAAGTGAACCCTCAATGTTCTCAACACCGTCAATTTTAAAGGGTATGCTTGGATGTGGTCTGAATACAATTTTTCGGTCTGTTTGTAGTTCCTTGATCTGTTTCGCAAGGTTACTATTGTCAACTGCTGATTGCCCTAAAACCAGGACGTATCCATCTTCTTTTCTTTCTTTTGTGAGTTTAAGATCGAATTTTTTCATCCTGTCTGAAGGGCATTCAAAATCAGGTATCCAGTAATGTTTCCCAAGGCTTATTGAGTGGGTGTCTTTTCCGACATAACCGTTCTCGAATACAAGAGACTTAATGTCAAAACGCGCATAAGTAGAAATAATTTCTTTCGCCTTTGCACCGGCACCGCCCCAAATAGCAATAAAGTCAACATCAACTCTCTCATTACTATTGAAAAAAGCAGGGTTCTGCCAAATGGGACTGTAACCTAAAGCCAAAATCCCATCGGCAAAACCGGTTAAAATGTTTCTATTAGGATTAGAATAAAGTCCTACTCTCAAGACAAGACTCCTCTAAGCTGTTTCGATTATTATTCCAGGTCCGTTTTTAATGCTTGTTGCTGACTGATCCCAATATGCTGTAGTTCCAAGGTACGCATCTGTCGGATTAATACCTGAAGCTTCAACATACTTAAAACCCTTAACAGATACGTTAAAGGCATACTCAACCCGGAAGCGATACATGATGTTCTCAAGATCATCTACCATTGTCATTGTCTGAGTTGTATCCTCTGACTGCTCTGCGGTTGCTGCGTTCTCAACCAGGCCAAGGGTGTAATAGCTATCAACACCGGAACTTACACCATCTGAATTAATGAGTGCGGAGTCATCAGTCACAACAACGTTTCTGTTGAGGCTGTATGTCTTACCCTCTTTAATAGAATAGCTTGCAACGTCATTGATTGTCTCTTCGATTCCATCGCCAACAAGATCATGCCAAGGTTTAGAGTGCATTACATAAGTCTTGATCTTGCTTGACGCATCACCGAAAAGAGTATTACCTGTGTTCAGAACGGCATAAGAAATATCAGCGGCTGTTCCAGGATAATGCGCAGTTGCGCCGATGCTTTCAATACAGGTCTGAACGCCAATAAGTGTTCTGTGCAGGTAACTCTTGATTATTTCCTGTCCTGCCTGTTGACCAAGAATATAAGACATCCGGTCAATAGTTTTTCCAATCTTTTTCCAGGCATCCAAAGTCTGTGCAACCGGGCCGACTCTTCGATTCAGCTTGACGCTTGTAACATCAACCTGTGTCATTTTAAGGTCCTCTACTGAAGCGATTGAGGTTATATCGCGCCTGGTATCAACGTCTGAAATCTCTGCAAAGATGCTGTCCGTTGCAAAGTTCCCCTCAAGTTTTCTTGCAATAAGTCGCAAGCAATTTGAGGATGCGCCGTTGAACGCGTTAATATTCTGTGAAACTACTTCAAATAATCCCATCTGAAAATATGGGTTGTTTACTGTGAAATCTGATCCCATTCCGCCTGCCATGATATATATCCTTTTTTAAGCTACTGTTCTTTGTTAATGCCCTGCCGCGATAAGTGTGTCCATTGCATCCTGTCCGTTCTTATCGAGGTAGGCTTTTTTGTCTTCAAATGTTGTCAAATCAGAATACTTCGTCACACCGGAGATATTACCACCGGCATCATTGTTTGTACTGCCGCCACCGCCTGACTGTGGGAAGTTCGGAGCAAATGCAGGAAGTAAAGACATTTCATCAAGAAGGTAATCAACGTCAAGAGGTAGATTAGTTTTCGGGTCTATCCTCTGGTTCCCGTTTACGTCCTTAACAATCGTGTTGAACTTGCCATTCTCGTCGAATGATGTTTCGACAAACGGCAAGATGTTGTTAAGCATAACTTCGGGCGGAACCTTCCTTTTTGCTAATGCTTCCAAAACTACATTTTGTGTAATTGATCCTGTATATGAAGATTGAAGTTGAGCCACTTTTGTGGTCGCTTCCGTTACTTCGAGTTCCTTTGCTGTCATAATATCAGTTATTCTATCCTCATACTTTTTCACAACCGCTTCCATGTCATTACCGTC